TGTCCATTTCTGGTTTCCAGAGACGGTCATCTCCACCGCCACCAGTATTGTTCATCTTCTCAACTTCCTTGACCAGTTTAGAGGTCAGAGAACCAAGAGAGGATTGCTTTTTAAGATTTGCGAAAGACATAAGATTCTTTAGATTTTTTAGATTTGGCTTTTGTGTACCTAGTTATTCTACTGGTCTGCTCCACCATTGTCAATTTGTTGTTTCATAATATCAAGCATCTTATTCATTTGGTCAAAGACCATCGTAATTTCAACGTCAGGTGGTAGACCCATCATTTTAGCAGACTCTATAATATTTTGTTTCATCTGCTTTGCTTCAGGATCATCTGATAGAGAGAGCCTTGCAAAAAGAACTTTTTGTTTGTTGAGAAGTTTTTCAAGAAGTTTGACATGATGCAATTTATCACTGTCATTCATATATGCGAATTGCATCATACTAGAATATACTTCTTCTTGTAGTTCAGAGATTTCAACCATCTCTGCTCTTACTATTTCAGAATCAAAAAAACTCATTTAGCTCCAATTACCACTTCTTTTAAAATGTTTTTATACTTAGGTACATCAATATTTAGAAACGGAGAATATTTTTTCATTCTCATACTGACGGTTTCCCACACAGGGTCAGTGAGATTTTTATCCCATTGTTTCTGATATCCTAGGATACCATTTAGGATTACCATAGTCTCAATAGAAATATTTCCACGAAGATATTCTTTGAGTATTTGAGGATGCCGTAATCCATCCATGGCAAACATAGAATTAAAATTACTATCATCAAAGATAGTTTCTACCTCTTCTTTAAAAAGGTATGAAAGAGATTGAGTTCTTTTTTTCCATGCGGTATATCTACCTTCTCCTTCTTTAATCATTTCACCAATCCAAAGTTTACTTGGATCAGTACATGTAATAAAGTTAGATACAAAAAAATCTATTACTTCCTTGTCATCTTTATTACGTGATATCTTTTCAAACCAGAAACGATCTTTACGTTTGTAAAATGATTTAACAGTTGCACGACTCTTTCCATTGTATTTGTGATAGTCATAAGAATCTTTTGTAAAATGATTCTTCATCGACAAATAACAACGATATGCATCAAAGGGCATCATAAAAAGTAATAAGGTGATTTTTTTGGCGAAAATTTTTTCGCCCCCTTTTGAAATTAGAAGACTAATTTTGCACGGGAAGTTTTCTTAAGAAAATTAAGTTCCATAGCTTCATACTTAATTTTTTCCTTCAATGGTTTAGGGATTAATTTTGGCACGGACTCAAGATCAATGGAATTCATTTCGCAGAAATAAACTATTGCATCGATGTAACTCAATCCCTTTTGATTTTGCACAAGAGTTTCAATCTCTTGTGCAAAACGAGCTGGACAAAAGAATTTGCTCTCAAATGCTTTTTCTAGTTCATTCTCTACTTTTTGTAGTTGTTTGTTAGGTTCCATTATGTCCAATATTGTGAGATACAAATTCTTTAATATACCGAACTAATAATTTAATATAATCCCCTTTGTTTCTTTTGTCAAATACTTCAACTTCACCGCTAGGTGTAACCATGATGGTGATAAGTTTTTTGACGGGGATACCAGTCAACTCATAGTAAGCAGCAGCATAGAAAGTTTCCTGAACAAAATAGTTCTCTAACCATGCTTCTGGTTTAATTTTTTCAGATGTCTTAAAATCGATGACAGCGAGCTCGCCTTCGTACTCTCCGATACAGTCAACTCTACCTGCCAATCCAAGATACTCTGAGTACAGAGTTCTTTCTATAGCGTGTATATTATTTATCTTGTCCAGATATGGTTTAGCATGATGAAACATGAACTTTGTGAGAGGACGAAAGTCTTCCCAATTTATTTCATTGTTTCTCATATACACTTCAACTGCTTCATGGAAATCAGTTCCACGGGTAGTTGCTTTCTTTGTGATACGATTAGCTTCTTCAATACCAACTCTCTTTCTCCACTTAACAAAGATCTGTCGGTTATAAAAAGAAGTTACTGAGGTAATAGAAGGCACCCAATCTCCGTTTGGAAGATTATAAAGACGGATGCCATTGGTTTCTTTTTTGTTTAGTTCAAGATCACCGAGATAATTATGATGAGTAAATGTCATAAACCAAGTTCTAATTTCGCAATCAAGTATTCTTTACATAGTCCAGATCTAACAATATCCTCAACACCGAATTCAACCATATCAACTGATGGCATGAGTCTAAGAATTCTCATGAAATCTACAATACCATTCCGTTCATTTTGCTTGAGCAGATCAGATTGAGTTGCATCACCACAGAACATGATCTTGGTATTTTCTCCAACTCTGGTAATAATACTATCCAGTTCATGATAGTTTAAGTTTTGAAATTCGTCAACGATGACAATGGCATTATCAAGAGTTGTTCCACGAATAAAACTTGTAGACCAGAATGAAATTGTGCCTTGGGTTTTGAGATTACCATACAGCATGTCAAAGTCTGCTTCAGTAGGAAGTTCAAACATATACTTCACCATATTCTTATAAGGAATTTGGTAAAGAGAAGATTTATCCTCATGATCTCCTGGAAGGAAACCAATTTCTCTGGTGGCCACAAGAGATCTGACGAGGTAGATCTTTTCGTATGGTGTTGTCGGGTCTAAAACGTCACATAGAGCGTTGTAGAGGGTAATAAAAGTTTTACCTGTGCCTGCTGCTCCATATGCAACAACGTTCTTGCCAGCATCATAGGCATCAAATAAAACTTTTTGATTATCTGTTAATGGTTCAATGTCACGGAGTAAATCAGAGTTGACTGGTTTTTTCCTTTTCATTTGTTTGGCAGTTAAACCAACTCCAATTGGTGCATCAGATACTTTTCTTTTTCTTGGCATAAGTGATTAGGATTAAACAGGTTTTACTCGGGATCCAGGCGCTTTTGAAGCCTTGTAAAGAACGTCATTCCACCCCGGATGAGACTTCTTCAATTTGTCGTAGACTTCTCCAAGTTCTCCAGAATTAGGTGCTGTAGATGGGTCTGACCAATCCCTCTGCCATTCGGGATTGTCCTCACACCACTTTACCCATTCATGAACGCTCATTACAACGTCTTTTTGTTCACCAGTCTCTTTATGGACTACTGGATATGTTGCCATGGTTACAAAACTCAATGTTATTATTTATTATACCCACTCAAGGGCTTCAGAGACAGCAGGAAACTGTTCGATGAATACTTTTTTTGCATCCTCTGCGATCTGCATGTGCTCCTTCTGAGTTCCGTTAGCAGTCCTCAGATTGATGTAGTGTATCCATGACCTACATGATCCGGTCATGTAGATTTTTGTCCCTACACATAATGGAAGCACATTTCTTGCACATTCCTTTGCCACACCGCGCTCCAACATTTGTTTGTACAGTGCCATCGAAGAGTCAAACAAAGTTTGCATTTGCAACTCTAGATTTTGAACAATAAAAGGATCCAAATCATCGATAGAGTTCTGACGATTTTTATCATCTTGGCGACGTAGTTCAGGTAGAGGAATCTTATTATCTAACATAGAAGAATCTGCATATCGTTGCGAAAATTCTTGATATGTGAATGAACGGTGACGTAGTATTTGGGCCGCGATTGCTCTTGTAGTTTTAATCTCCAAGGTCATGGTAGATTGTTCAAAAACAGACCAATGATTATGCTTAATACAATATCTTAGAAGGCCTGTATACTTTTCATTGTTCTGATTTGATGGATTGGAAACCCTGGCAATGTACGCCATGGTTTGTTCTGCATCAGGAGTAACGGAAATTAGTTTTACTTTTTCAGTCATCGTCATCTTCAAATACTTCGTCATAATCAATTATATAGTTTGATCGGGGATCATCAAAATTTTCCTGAGTTGAGGTATACAAATCAGTATCAGAGTAAACCTCTGTTTTCAGACACTCTACTAAAGATTCAAGATTTTTGACGATCAATTTTAGCCGTTCTTTGTCCATGAATATGAATTATGATATAGGTATATTAGCATAAAAAAAGAGGGGTGACAACCCCTCTTTTGCGAAATTGAACTTAGCTTAGGATCCTCCTACAAACTCTTTTGCATGACGCTTGATCAGTATCGCATTCTATAAGACAGTTATAATAATCATTTATTAGATCAGATTCTTCCATGGAACGGTCTAAAGTTTTTGTTAATCGTTCTACATTTTGTTTCCAACCAGCTAATTGATTATATGAGATGAGATTGTGCATAATGTCCTCCATTATACGGTTTAAAAGGACATGCCAACATAACAAAGAAAATTTGGTTACATAGATGTGTCCTCTCCTTTCATCCTATCATATGTAGACATGTTTGTCTTTGTTTACTAACATTTGTAAATCTGTTACATAAACATACATAAAAAAAGAGGGTTGCAAACCCTCTTTATCACTATTTACTTGGTGTAAGTCTTACCGCGATAGCAGAATGTACCGTGGGTTTCCTTACTTTCTACACAACGAGTATTATACTCAACACCACGATATGAGGTGTGACTAATCTGTGCGTTGTGAAGAGCAGATGCTTTGTTGATCTGCTGCTTGATCATGTTTAGTGTGTTCATTTGTCAGTCTCCTGAAGTTAGGGTTTTTAATCCCCGTTCCTTCAGTCGTGTGCGTCCCAGTACCACTCACATTCTGGTGCTGAGTCCTTGAGGGTCTCAACCAACTCTACCT